CTACGATCCATATTGCATTGAGGTCATATACTCCCAAATCTTACCTTGCGGTCCATCTTCATCAGCGAAGTAGAACTTATGGGCGCCCTTGATGATCTGTGATTCGTCATAGATAGAGCACAAATCCGAATAAAAGCTATTAAAAGCTACGTACTTATCCCACTTAGTTGTACCAGAAGGGAAAGACAGGTTCTTGGTAGCGTCCTCCACTTGGTCAGCACTCCAATGGGCACCTATCTTCTTCTCGCCGCCCGGACCTGTATAGCGGATTTTCTCAATATCCATTTCCGCAAAATTTTTATCGTAGTGCGGACCGTACAAGATAGAATGTTGCTTGCGCATAAACTCCCAGTACATTGCAGGGTGTTCCTCTTTCAGCACACACAGCATATCACTAAGACCGTCCACGCTCTGCCACATTGCCTTGTCAGAGGCTACACCGTTAGCCTTTGCGTTTTTTATTAAATCCTTGTATTCCATATTCAAATATATTAAAGTTACATTTTGTTTTGTTTCATCGGAGGTGTTATGACATTTTGCTGGAAATTTTAAGTGCTTTTTCCTGTCACTTTGTAACAGCAAAACAGTGTTTATGCTATCATTTTGATTAATCCTATTCTATTAGCAATTTCTTTAATTCTATCAAATCCGCATCGGTTATCTTAATCGCACCCGTCTTGCCAAATAAAATGCTTGTTATCGGATTGTCCGGAAGCGCAAAACGGATACTACCCTTTCCTATGGTTCCACGGATAAAGCCCTTACCAAATGGCATTTCTTCCATTTCCCGAAGCATGGAAAGCATATCGTTAAAAAGTAAATCCGCATCTACATTGCCATTCTCATCACACAAAAACAAAGCGGCATTATCTATCATGTCACCTATCCCGTCCTTTTGTTTAGCAAGGAAATTTTTCGCCCCTCTCTTGAGATACACAGATGCTACCTTTAATTGAGGATTATTCGATACAAGCCCGTCTATCCTCTCGTCAATCCATAGCTGCAATGAATCAGCTAGCTTGTCCTTCAGTTCAGTTATATTCTTCTTAGCCTCCATTACTTCTTAGATTTTTGTTGCGGTTTCCCGTTTTTCCAGTCAATAAACTCCTGCCATGTCATATCGCTATGCTCCGTAACGTATTCGCGGAATAAAGCATCCCTTCTCGCTGTTTCCTCCTTGGCTATCTTTGATGTTCTTCTGACAAACGATAGCTGCTGCTCCAATATAGCCTTTCCTTCCGCAGACCCTTCTATTTTACCTTTGACAAGAAGAAGGACTTCGGAATTAACCATCTCCTGAATAGCTATGCTGTTATCGTAGTATTCTTTGTTGTTGTTAAGAACAGCCCGCTCCTGATCGTTCAGGGATGAAACAATACGGTCTATCTCATCCCATATTGGAGTTGGGGTGGATACACGTTGGGGCGATGTAATACCCGGCACCTGTTTTAATGCCTGAAGCTTCTGTGTATAAGCCTCATTCTCTTGCGCCAGTCTTTCCAGACTTCTTCCCGTAGATAATAATGGATCGCTTTCAAACATTCCCATAATAATTTTTTTGTTAGTGGTTAAATAAAGAAAGTGGCATCGCCCCCGAAGGGGCTTACCACTAACGTTTCTTACTCTTCCTTATGCGCCTGGTGTTGCGCTTGTCTGAGTACGGCAATTGCATCCGTAAGGATTCGCCCCCTCCAGCACTGTCACTGTCGGGGTTGATGGTAAACCCACTACGCCATAGATTGCACGACAGGTCTTTCTGTCCGTGTAGCACATGCTTTCTTTCAAGACACTTTCCATGCCCATCTGTATAATCTTGTTTTGGTACAGATTGGCCACTTCCATTCCATAGACCTTTTTGTCAAGCTCACAGAACTTGGCAGAATAACGTTCGTTCAATGTGTCGTAAAGATCACGTTGTCCCTTGTACAAACCGAATGCGGCTGTATTCAATTTGTCAGTCTGTACATCGTACAAATCACGCATGGATTTATACAAACCAAAATCTCCGTCCACTTGAGATTTCCAAATCTGGAATTTCTCATTAACATCCACATCACGATGAGCGTACATCTGCTCTTGAGTGTTGACTTTAAGCCCCCAAATGGTGTTAGTTAAGGCTAAAGCCTCATCACAACCTTTCTCCCATGCTTGGAAAGCGGTAGGAGCAACACCGGAACGGCCGGCTACAGCATCACTGACCGTGTTAATATTCACGTTTTCCGGCATACCGCCGCCAATACCTCCACGGCGGCCCCATAGTGCGGCTGCACCCAAAACAGCACCACCGATGCCAAAGCCTAGCGCGGTTCCGGCAAGCCCCTTAGATGCGTACTTATCATGATTCTCATCATGTACGTACTCTTTTTCCTTGATTACTTGTTTTACTTCTGCTTCCATAAACTTATAATTTTTTGGAATTACGACCAATATTGGCCGCTCACAAATGTCAGAACAAGTCACTTGCAGATAAAATAATTACTTGCGATATACTTGCTAATTACTTTCCAATTGCTTGCGACCGTCCATTTGTTCATCTTCTCTTTATTAAACCTGATAAACGATACGCCCTGTCTAGTCCTATGGATGAATCTTCCTATCTCATTATCGGTCAGCATCTTGGATAAAGCCAGCACAAGCAGATACCGCGCATCCGCGCACTCCTCCCGATTATTGTGTAATATGTCGGATTCAGAAACCCCGGTGGTCTCACACACTACATTCATAATATCCTTATATAATTCTTCTACTATCATATTTTTAAGGTTAGGATAAACAAAACAACCGGAACATTTGTTACAGCTTTGAAAGCCGCAAACAACGTCCGGTTGTTAATCTCCTAGTCCGACTGCCAATCTATAAGGAGAGCGGCTTTCTTTTTCTTCTAAGCCGCGAAAGAATCACTTTTGTTATATGAGTTTTTATGTGCCACGCTTCTACCTGTGGCATTTGAAATAATACTTGATTGGTTACTATTTCATCTTGCACCTCCTTTCTTCTTTACCAGCCAAATGACTACGATTAACAATACTAATATAATACCTATTGAAAACTCTCCTAGTTCTAATTTCGTTTTCTGCCACCATGTTAATTCCTTCTCCACAGGATAGGGAACCCCTACCTCTTTCTCCTTCTCTACATAGGTTGTGTCGTGAATTATCCTGTCACGGTAGACTATATGCCACTTGTCAACAATTACTGAATCGCCTTTCTCTTTTATATAGATAGAATCCTTAATGTGGATGGAATCACGTTCATGCACGGTAAGATAAAGACTGTCAGTCCTTATAGTTTCTACCGGGACATACCTTATACTCCGGCATGACCCAAACAGCAATAGCAATGCTATCCCTACCGCAATCCATATATAGATCCTTAGTTTCATAGCAGGTCCCATCCCTTATAGATATCCTCCATTACGGCAGGAACACCATTCTCAACATAAGAGATGGCAGCAGCCAAAGAGCACATCGTATCTTTATCCTCAATATCCGGAACATATACTGAAGGTACTTGCATATCCTGACATACCCGTCTGATGTAAGCCCCTGTATTGTTCTCTGTCTGTGGGGCCCATCTTGTAATAAAGTCCGCGATACATATACAGTTGTGTCTCCTTCTGTAATTCTGCAATGTGCGGATCAAGGCACGATAACCCCATTTCATCTCTACAAACTGAAAAAACTCCTTGTCTGTCTGTTTTTCTCTCAATCCCTGCCATTTATCCTTTGTTATGCGGATATTACCCGGATTGTTGTTTCTCAAACCTCTTGGTAAACTCTTCATTTCTTTCCCTCCTTCTCTTTTAATTGCTCTATTAAATTATTAAACCGGCTATTAATATAGATGCTTATGCCAAATACGCTACCGGCATACAACAGACACTGGGCAAACAACCACAATACACTATCATGTATCTGCCCCATAGGTTCCGAGCACACAAAACCAGCCACAGCCAAAGACGCTCCCAAAACAAGCATTCCCACAGCAGTTGAATACTGGATGTTTTCTTTTGTCTCCTTTCTCATTGTGCAATAATTTATATGACTTTTATTATCCTTTTTTAATACCGTCAATTACACGTTTTGGATTACCCGATTTTCGAACTAACCTTTATTTTGTATGACAAAAAAAAGAGCCTGCCACGGAAACTAATCCGCAACAAGCTCTTGGCTTTATCAAATATGTAGTATGTCCTTTCGTCATAATCAATGTGGCGTGCATCTTCACACGCTTCCACAAAGATAAATATTGTTTTCCTTATTACAAAAAAATAACCGGCATTAATGCCGGTTACCGTGATAGTATCTTATAGCCTCATTGACATATAATGATACCGATTGCTCCTTATCCAATATAGCTGCCACGTCCTCTTCTATCATAACAAGTATTCTTTTCACACCTCTAACCTTGGGACGTCTTGGCACACCATTGCTGTCCAATATCCTGTATATTGTCTGCTCAGACCGTACCCCTGTTTCTCTTATTATCTCCTTGATCGCTATCCCGTCCTTATATAAGGACAATACCCTAGACTCTTGATCTAGGGTAATAGAACGTCTTCTTGCCATAATTAATATGTTTTATAACATTTATAATTTATTGCTCGTTATTTCAAAAAGTTGCACCTTTGCATCGAACATCAACGATGTTAGTCGCACTTCGGTGCGTGGATTGAAACGACATTAAAAATGTCATTGTGGTTTAAACCACATTTTAATATTTAGGGCAGCGAAGAAATTCGTCGCCCTAACTTTTTATTTATAAAATCTCTATTTGGGTATAGTATGCATTCATCTTTCCAAAGAATGATTCTATTTTTGCTCTCTGATAAGAAGACATTTTGTTATAAATGACATTTTTGTCATCTTCTCTTAAGTAGTATTCCTTTTCACCGTCAGTAAGATTGATAACTATATTAATTGCTCTACCACTGTATGAATCTGTAAATTGAATTTTTGTCTTCATAGTCTTACGCCGCTTATTCGTTGCCGCCGGTTCTATTATTACCTGTTGTTTTTAAGGATATCGGATTTAGAACTCAACAAATATCAATGTTTCCATGGAATCTGATTCTTTAACCCACATGTGATTGTTTTCAAAACCATAGTCAAAGAACAGCTTAAAGTAAGGATATTGTACTATTAAAGAGTTAATGCAACCTCTTAATTCATCTTCTGACATGCAAGAAGCTATCTCATTGATTATTTGAACGAAAAGGTGTAAAACTTCTGGTTCACAATTTATCAGTGGATTTTCTACTATCGCTTTCAT